TCCACTGGTGTGCCCCAGTTATAAGACAGTTTACTAGTCCAGGATCGAACGATCATCCACGTCGTAGTACACAATATCGGCAGCGTACACAACCTCGATGCCGTAGACGATAATGCCATCTGTAGTGTGGGCACCGGTCTTTAGGTTGATCGTTAGCTGATCGCCACCCTGGAGTGACTTGCCATCACAGTCAACCTCACTCCAGGCAGCACCCGTCACAGTGGCGGGGATAGCTACTGCTGAGACAGTCGGGTCTTTGTCAGCCGACAGGACAGCAGCGGCACGCTTGGAATATACTTCGGCGTCCAGATACACGGTGTCAGTCGTCCCGCCGTCCATAGATACCAAAGCACGGATACGCAGCTTGTCCAGGGTCTCATCGTAGTCCTGGGGCACAGGGAAGTTAAATGCCGGACCATAGGTTTCGTCGTCGTCAATGAAGATAACTCGTGCCTTGCTACCAGTGTCGAGCATGTCATAGCCAACGGCAGTAATAGTTGTGCTGAGTGGGGCACCGTCATCATACTTATGACAGCTTCCCAGGGCTACTGGAATTGACTTCTTGAACCCCTGGCCAGTGATGACTCTGTTTAGGTTCTTCAGGTGCGTTGCTGGATTCATTCCCATGTTTCTTCTCCTTTGCCCCCTGGGGGCTCTATGCCGGATACCCGGCAAAGGTTAAACATCATTATCCGTAGTCACATCCGACCACGTTCTTTCACGTCTACGTACTGGGCCGTTACCAAAGTATCCCATAGTCCTGGGAGCGGATCGCTGATCCTTAGCCTTGGCACCAGGCAGTGACTTCTTGACATATATGTTCTGCCACTTCTCGCCAAGATCATCGCCCATCGGTTCCATTTCAGCACGAGCAAGACAGGCGGCATATATTGCGTTGTCGAACTGATGCCCACACGGATGAAGGTTAGCAGCGGGTTCTACCCTATAGATACTGCTGGCAGCGGGGTTAGTTCCGGCAGCATTGCCTTCCTGATCTAGCCAGTCAGCCACGGTAAATGTACCAGTGGCTTTAGTATAGTCGGTGACAGTAGCATAACTGCCTTTACCAGTGCCCGCCACTACTGTTATGACCCAATCATTGAAATAGTCATCTGGTTCAAGCCTGGTAGCATCTACCAGGGTGGTGTCCGAGGTACTGTCGGCTACACCTGTTTCCATCTTCATACCGTCGAAATATAGGGTATATGGAAACTCTACAGTTAGAGCAGCACTCGGTCTCGGGTCAACGATCAGTTCCCACCTACGCGACGCTGTTAGCGTTGCACTCGTGGGCTCGTATGCACGTACCGCCGCCAGACTGGGGTAGCCGGAATTAACACTTACTTCTCTGAGACTGCGTATTCTCGACTCATCTACCCACTCGATGCGTGTACCGTGAGCACTGCCAGCACTGTAAGCTATCTTTCCATCTGTAGTCCCGCCGAAGTTAGTAGGGAGTTTATACCTGGCACCGTCCCCGTTTATGGCGTTGGTTGAAGTAGCTATAGTGTATTCTGAAGTAGTGTCCGGTGTGCTCCCGCCCGACAGAGCAGTAAACGCAAACGTACCGGACGATCCGGTATAGTCAGTGATGGTAGCAGACTCATCCTTGCCTGTACCTGCTGTTATGTATATAAGATACCCGTTGAAATAGTCATCATCGTACTCGTCTTCTATACCGTCATCAATAAGCGTGGCTGCTGTTCCACCACTGGCTGTCCCTGTATACGTTGGGGCAAACGTGACTGACATTATCCTTCGCATCCATCGCCAGCCCTTGCGTGGCTGATCTTCCATGAACATCTTAATGCCAGCGTTCACTATACGCTTACAGTAGTTCAACTCAAATTTATCAGTAGGAACATATCTATCGCCGTCTGTGCTGTCATAGTTGGCTATGCTGGCATACTCCGCCACCGCGAGGATAAGATATTCAAACAGGTAAGCTGTGTTAGGTTCAGCCATTATCAACTCCAAAAACCAGCCTGCCGTCCGCCTTGACAGCAGACTGGTCGGACAATAGGACCCACTTGGGTCCAGAGACAGGGACTTATTTAACTTCTTCCATACCAAACACGCGAAGAATTGCTTCCTCGTGTATGGCACCACCAAGAGGCGTGGCGGTTTTACCACCAGCCGATGCCCCTATGTGTATATTAAAGCACTTCTTTAGTATGTCGGCTTCACGTTCGTCGAGGATGGACTCATCTCCCTCTTCCCGTATAAGCCGTTTACCCAGGGTGACAGCTTCCACTATCTCTTCGCCTGTCTTGAACACGCCACCGGCACGCAACCACTCTGATAGGTTGTTGCGAAACGGGTATTCCTCTTCTGCACCCATAAGCCTAGGTACGTCACTCGACATATCCGGTTTTCTAACAGTAACCGTCCACGCCGTCATATCTAACTTAAATTGTTTCATGCCTCTTGCCCTTTTCAAAAATATAGGAAACCTGGCCCCACACAGGGGCCAGGTAGTTAATACGCTGTAATGCTTAGATGTCCAGCATGAACAACGGACCGTTTCCAGACTGTGAACCTGCTATCACATACCCAGCATACTGAGAAGTGTCATAATCAGGTACAGTAAGACCACCTAATGTAACTTCGGCCCCTTCCAAACTGCCATCATGCCGCCAGTAACAGCCCAAACCACCGTTCTCACCGACGTTCGTTTGCGGGGATATCCAGCAGATACCCTTCGTCTGTACCCAGAAATACTGTGCCGCTGCACTGACGTATGATGCTGGAAGTCCAGCTTTGGGTTTAGCAGCGTCCGAGGCAACGGTCAGGGCATAATACGGGTTCCGATAAACCTCAACCGCCTCAGTACCAGACACAATAGCATTTGTAATGGATGCATCGAGTCTAACATCAAATGCCACGTCCGCAGCGGAAACGTCATTACCAATGATCCGCCGCGTGCAAGTACCTAAATCGGTAGCACCATCAAAGATTATCACATAGCCACCACGAAGTTCGTCCTTAGTAAGTGCGGCGTGTGTTGCAGCGGGGATGGTGATCTCGTTTACGCCGACAGCGTGGCCGGTTGCAAATGCCGTATAGCTTACTAAACCAGTATATGTGAACTCACAACCATGAGCGGCAAATAACGCGGCTGCACCAGTAGAGCGGCCATAACGAAACTCACGACCGTCAGGCAATATAACTCTATCACCAACGTCCCACTTTGAATCCTTCACCGATGACACTTGGTAGAGGAAATCCCAGGTAGGGGCAGAGTGGTGTCCAACAAGCCCTTCCCGACCAAGAATGTTTACGTTTGCTTTTCCTTCTGCCATGATATATTCTCCTTACTGTCACAATATGACAGTTATTAGCTTACGATGGGCTTGTGGACTACGAAACCAGCAGTACGCCTGTTGAGGCACATGTTGTTATGAGCACCATCAAGGAACACTGTGAACGTGGTGTGCTGTCCACGATCTGTCTGGGGTTCTCCCTCTTCCATCCAGTAACCATCCTGAACGTAAGGAACGAACTTTCTGAAGTCGATGTAATAAATCGGCTTGTACGGTGTGGAAGTCACAGGATCAGTGACACCCTCAAGTTCGCTGATAAAGACAACAGGAATACGGTTGATGAACACCAGCCCACCATCATCCATAGTGAGGTTCCCAAGAACGTCTCTACCACTGTGGTTGTCGTCCTTGGCATCAGCGAGTTCCATAAGATCAGACACGTTATCAGAATCAGTGTAGATACGCTTCGACGCTACACGCTCATCAGCCGGGTCCTTGACGAACAACGGTGCCTTAAAGTTGGTCAACAGGAACGCCTTACGCATAGTCTTGAGCAAGCTGTTGTCAATGCTGGTGTATGTGGCACCATAGTTTTTCCACTTGGCCTCGACGTTGGCGTCGATATTGGCACAGGCCGTACCAGTAGTACCGTCCTGATACCGAATAGTCTTGGCGTTAAAACCAGCCGTAGTCGCGTCTGCATCCAGGCAGTTCAGGTAGTACGGAACGCCATACGGGTACAGGTCGTCAGTTGAGTTAGTCGGTGTCTTCCAGGCACGGTCTTCGATCAGGTTCGCAAGACTCCACAGGCCGTCGATTCGACGTGTCTCCATCAGGCGGATGAAGCCCTTGGCACTGTTCATGTTGCGTTTGATCTCAAGGACGTCCCACGAATAGTGAGTACCTATCTGGGTCCACGGAACCTTGATGGTGTGCAACGTATCTGCGATGTTCGGCTCGTCGGTATCAAACATTTTGCGATAGCGGGCGTTACCACTCTCATCGAACTGAACTACTCGCTCGATTTGCGTTCCGCCATCAATCTCCATACGTTCCGACTGGTAGATACGACTGAACTCATAGTCAGTATTATCCCAGGTAACTTCAAAATACTGGTTGGGTAGATCAGGAAGCGTCGTAGCGATCAGATCTACCAAATCCGCGTTCTTTACAGACATTGTCAATTCTCCTTTTTACGCATTAGCGTATTTTGGCTAAACGTTTTTCTGCTCTTGCTAAAATTTCTTTTCTGCTATCCGGCTTCCCACTGTTTTTATCTCCAACTGCACCTGATGCTTTACGACTGTTTGACGGTCTGAACAAGTGACCTTTCTTCCGCTTTGTGGCCGTGGCCTTTAACTTTTCTACAATCACCTGTTCACGGATGGGCTCTGTTACAAGCAGGTGTGCCGCTTCTAAAGCCTCTGCTGCCGTGAGTTCACGCCCCTGCATCCGGGCACCAGTTATCATAAGGTCAGCCTTTTCCATCACTGACCAACGGTGCTTACGCTGTGATGCAGTTAGATCGTCAGGTTCCTGATGGGCTTCGAGCACACCATAAAACTTGTCGTACGACTTCATCGTGTTGGACTGGAAGAACCCATGAATTTCACGAGTCTTTGCGTCATCGGCTGTAGCCCTTACACGCTCGTATTCCGCGTTTACATTCTTGCCCGGAGCACTAGCCATCTTATGAACAGTCGCTTCGAGCTTCTTGTTCCTGGCGTCTAGAGCCTTCAACACAGTTACTACTGCCGGATCGAGGTCTTCGGCAGCGTCGAGTAACTTCTCGACGTCACTGCCCTTCTCCTCGTTACCGGAAGCCTCTGCTTCGAGCTTCTTGTTCCTGGCGTCTACGGCTGTCCTTCCAAACTCGGCCCAGTGCTCACTAAGTTTGTTCGTGCTGTTGTAGATATTGCCGAAAGTTTTCAACGCATGTTCGGGTTCTCTCTTGAAGAAATCGAGTGCGTCCTCTTTTTCCCATCCTTGGTGTACTGCACACCGAAGATACGCTTCGGGCAGTTTCAGTTCATCCTTGTTATCATCGTCGCCTTCAGGATCGCTGTCGTCTTCAGAGGTAGAATCATCGCCTTCCTCGCCTTCACCTGCCTGATCGCCGTCAGGGGTAGGTTCGTCGTCTTCGTGCAAATCATCTGTCTTGGGATCGTCGTCACCCTCGGCGTTATCGCCACCAACATTGTCTAATCTGTCTTGTACGGAAGATAATAGTTCTGGAGTGTTTAGTGCGTCCAGGTCTACTTTTTTCGACCCGTCTGTATTATCTTGATCTTCAATCTTTCTCATTTTAGATTCCTTCAAGGGTAGGGGTTATTTACCGCTGCTTGTTGGTTTTCGTTTTATCTTCTGCCTTGCCTTACGAAACCCTGTCTTTTTCAAATACGCTTCATGGTCTGTGTAGTTGTCGAACACCGGCTGTCCTGTGGGTGTTACCTGTATGTCTGGAAACTCCTTCCTGTGCTCTGCTATCTGGTGTGGCATAACGGCCAGCGAATCAGATATAATTGGCCTGCGATAATCCTTACCGCTGGGGGACCTCAATGGGAGGTCGGCCTGAAAGTCACGACGCATTTCTGCCTTGCATATAGCACACATGATGTCTTCACCTGCCTCACGCATGGGCATCGTCAGTTCATCTACTGCACCGCAGTTATCACAAATAAATGAATATGTAGGCATTACTTACTCCTGTATACCTTTTTAAGTCGTTTGGCCACCATTTTTTCCAGAGCTTTACGATCAAGGCCCTTAGCCTGGTCTAACTTGGGCTTGTTGCCCTCTACTTCAACACTCTCGAACATCTGTGGGTATTGTTTTTGTAGCCTGCGTCTTATCTCATCAGCCTGATCTTGGGTAGGTTTCTCTAATTTTCGTTTGCGTTTGCGTGCCATTATAAGCCGCCTTTCAACTCAGCCTGGGATTCGGCAGCACCGACCTGAGCGTTCTGATTAAATTCCATTTGGTCGGTAGGAGCAGACGCCTGTACGTTGGCGGGCTGACCGTTCTGTTGCATACCTGGTTTAGCCTTGCCGGAAGACTTTGACCCGAGCGTATACATCAGCTTCATACGTTGCACAAACAAAGGATCGTTAAACCAGTCTATAACTTCTTCGTCTATGTCCATAGCCTCAGCCATGTCCTTCAGGGCTTGCTGTGGATTAAACTCTAACCCCATCTGTGACGCCAGCATAGCAGAGTTTATCATAGATGGTATGACACGCACAGCGAAGTCCATCAGCCTACGCGACTTTATCGCCGGGTCCAAGGCAAGCATGGACCTGTATCTTATGCTAAAATTGAAATCTAAAAAATCACCACGCCTTTGTTCTGGCGTAAGCGTCATCTGTACACGCTTGCCTCCAGGTTTCCTATAGGCTATTGGAACCTCCAGGAACGGATCGTTGTGCAGATACCAGGCGTGCTTTCGCTTTAT